AGGGTAAGAGTTACTGCGAGTTCTGTAGTAGTGAAATTAGCACCTGTAACTATTACGTTTATAACACCTGTTGAGAGTACTTCAGCTGTTATAGCTGAAACTGTTCCACCAAATGCTGAACCACCTGCTGTTACTGTTACTAATGTTCCGTTGTTGTCCCACACCAGTGACCAGCTTGCCGGCATTGCTGTTCCTGCAACCTGAGTTGATGTGATCGTTCTACCAGTCAGAACTGATGCTACTGTTACTGCAGTTGTTGCTACTGTAACTGTAGATGTCAGAACTTGTCCCTGGATCTTGCCTGTAGCTGTTGATGTATTATCATCATCAGCTATACCAAGCGCTACATTCCCTGAAAGTGTCGTTGTCGCAAGTCCGTCGCTATTAAGCCACAGAAACGAGCCACGTTCGAATGATTCCGACGCCACTCCGGTGAATGATTGGGGCCTGGATACTGCTTGTACTGCCCTTAAATAACCCATTCTACCTTATCCTCCTATCTATAATTTCAACTCGCGCCCTTAGGGCGGTATTACGTGTCTCTTACGGTTACCTCCTGATCTACCCTTGTGTCCGCTTCGTGTGTAGGCTTTTAGCCTGATTGGTCATATGACCTGTGAAGCTTTTCCCGGATAGGGAGGCGGGTCCGTAAAGACCCGCACAAATTCCTATTAACTAAAAGTTAAAGTCCCTTGCATTAAGAACTGGTTTTGATTCCTGTCCAATATTCAATCCCTGAAGATCTACTCCAGGTGTGTTCATTACTTTACCCTTTGAAAGTGCTTCTTCAAGCGCGCCTTCTTCAAATGCCCTCTTAACAAGTGACAGGGCGTTTTCCAGATTGGCTTTTGTTACTATTCCGCCATCAGATTCAACATCCATGCCATTCATGTAGCAGCATTCCAGTCCGTCAACAGAACCGGCAATAACGTTACCGTCTTTGTCAGCTTTGGCCATTTTCTTAACACCAAATCTACCTTCTGAAAGTTCGGTTGTAGGAGCAATACCTTCAACACTTGCTGCAAATGCCTTGAATGAGTTGTCATCCATCTGCATAAAGTTCTGTATCTGGTTATCGAGCGCTTCTGTTGTAGACCCGATCATGCCTTTCTTCTGAAGTAAAAGTGCCTGTGAGTAAGCAGTCTTCATTTTTGAAGCTGCAGACGCATAAACATTTGCAGTATCTGAAGTATTAGCTTTCCAAACTGAATTAATACCTTCAGGTGTCTTCTTTGAAAGGTATTCATTCACATAGTCTGCGTCTCCAAGTATACCCATAAGGTATTCCTTCTCGGATATGCCGGATGCTTTCGCCTTTTCCGCATTCTTTATTATCTGACCAAGAACAGCAGCTCCCTTTTCTGTACCCTTCACCTTAAGCAGCGCTTCAAATGCTTTCTTAAGTTCGTCAATGGTCATAAACTTCTTGCCGTCCATGGTTATATTACCCTTATTATGTTCAAACATAGCCATAAAGTTATCTTTCGGTGTTACGTCATAATCCTTAGAATCTTTTGATGCAAATTTCTTAAGGGCATTCTTTATAGCAGATCCGCCCTTACCAAATGGGAAACCTTCTCCCGCATCATCCTTGGATTCTTCTGTATCTTCTTTAGCTTCATCTATCTTTGCGTCCTCTTCCTTAGCCTCATCGACTATCTCTTCATCAACAACTTCCTCGTCCTTTTTGATTTCGTCAAGAGGTTTCGTACCTTCAACGTCATCTGAAGCTTCGGTAGCTTTCTGTACAAGCGCGTCAAAATCAGCTTTCAGTTCATTAGGGATTACGGGTGAAAGCTTATCTATAATAACCTGTACGTCTTCCGGCGCAGCTACATCAGATGCCATATCAGAAACCGTAACAACGGCTTCAATATCACCGGCTGCGTCTTCCAGATTAGTATCGATAACTTCCGGAACTACTTCTTCCATATTAATAGATTCTTCTGTTTTATCCAGCGCATCCTCTGCTTTCTTAATAAGGAATGCTACTGCTTTATTTGAAGCAATCTTCGTAAGGTCTTTTTTAAGTGTTGAGAACATACCGCGAAGTACAAAATATCTCTGCGCGTAGTCATCTTTAGCAGCAGTTTTAACTGGAGCAGATGTTTCCGCAGCCTTAACAAAGGCTTCTCCAAGAAGATTCTGTGCCGTTACTTCAAGGCCGTATTTATCGATATCTTCTTTCAGCATATCTCCAAATACAGAACTCTTAACTTCTTTTAATGCCTGTGCATCAATCTCATTGCCACCCAGAATATCGTCAACATGTGCTTTAACAAGTAACTCACCGGATGCTTTTTCGGATATAATCCAGGAATTAGATGCTTCTGCAAACTTAATATCAAGCTTGTCAGACGCCCTAACAACTGAATCATTTTTCCTCTGAGTATCTTTAGAATCCCTGCTCTTACCTGAAGATTCCATATCTTTTGCGTAATCGAGATCTTTCTTGATTCCATCCTTATCCCACTTGTTACTATCTACTCTGTCTGATTCCCTAAGATCTTTACCAGGATTTGCTACATGCTTTTCTGTCTGATGTGAAGCAGCAGACTTAGTAGTTGAAGTTGCACCTGTAGGTTCAGAAGTCCTTTTATCCGGATCCGTTCTCTTATCATCCCTCTTCATACGTTTCTCCTCTTCAGAAATAGTTTCTTTTACTTTTGATTCGTCCTCGGTAACAACCTTTTTTGCCATAGCATCCTCAGGAGCTTTCTCACCAGTACCAAGAAAACCTTTCTTAGACAACGTTTCTTTTAACCAACGTCCGTACTCCGGCATTTTCTCTGCAATACGTTTAAGTTCTGAAGCTATTGGATCCATATCTACAACCTCCTGATTATTTGCGCTAGCTGTTCTAGCTAACTTAACTTCTAGGTCACCAATGGACGCAAGAATTATATTTTTATCTTCCGGCTTAAAATCAGACATCTTCACCCTAATTACGGCTTCTTCATATGGCATACCACTCGCAATAGTTTCACGTATGGACTCTGTAAATTTAGTGCGTTCGTCATTATGCGTATCCAACATAACTTTCTGCGTATCTACTGTAGGGCCCTGCTCCAGTTCGTTTAAATGTGCAAATATAAGATTAATTTTGTCTTGAACATTCACAATCGCCTTCCTCCTTACCACAAGATTTGCAAGTACACTCTTCTGTCGGATTACCACATGAGGCGCATTTTACAATCTTAACATCTGACACATTACCTTCATCTATAAGGGTCATAATCTTTGTTATGGAACTATCGCCTGTCTTCGTGAACATTTTATACCTCTTATTGTGGAACGCGTGGATACTTCTTAAACTGTCTATCCACGTCCATGTCTATCTTTTCATTACCGTGCTCTGCTACTAATGTTTCAATATCGGCTTTTAGAGAATCTGCTTCGGCCAAAAAGTCCTCATATGCTACCATATGGGAGGATGGATTATTTGGTGCTTTAATCCTTTTATATCGGACTTTGCCAAGCGGTCTATTTTGACCTTTTTCAAAAGCCTGTATATTTTCACCATCATTGGGGTTATTTTTGTCTAAGTTTACACCAAAACCGTTCTCGCCTTGCTGGTTTGGTCCACCTAATTCCCCTATAGTTTCTGCCATTTTCAGCATTTTCATTAACATTGGCACTCCTGGGAGCTTATATACTCCTATTATATATAGGGTAGTCCAGTCAGCCGGGGGTAGGGGGTATAAACAGAAAAAGAGGTGAAACTCGCTTTTAGCGAGTCCCACCTCTTTAAATGTACCTATAGGAGTATCGGTATGCTATTTCTTAGATTTTAGCCTTGCTTTACGGTACGCAGTATTATATGCACTAAATGCCTGATATTTAGGATATAATTTGGCATACGGGACTGCATAAGTGGTACTGCCACTTTTATAATGGGACAGTACCTTCTCCATATTTCCCTTATATATCTTTTTTAGGTGTGCAAGATATATGACACCTAGAGGGATAGATACCTCATTCTTAAGCAATTCCTCTTCCTGCCCGAAAAATGCTACTCCAGTTTTTTGTGCCACAGAGCAAACTTCCGGAGCAATAGCTGTCTTATAGAGTATCTGCGGTACTCCATAGGCCCTAATACATTTACCGTACTTTTTAATATACTTAGGCTCACATGTAGATACATTGCGTAAATGGTAACTTTCGTCATTAAAGATAATGAATGCCCATTCTGGATCAAAATTGTACTTTGCACAAGCATCAATAATAAGGCTTGAGACCTCTGCAAAATTAGACCTCGATGAGTTTGCCCCTAACGGTAACGTGGCTATACCCACCAGAATAACTAATACATATTTTAAAATTCTCATTATAACCTCCTAGTACTATTACGAATTATCGACCTTTGTTTAAAGCTTTTAACATTGTAGCTGCAGTAGCTACATCCTGACAAAGACAAAATTCTTTTTTGTCGGGGTTAAGTAATATAACGGGCATGAATATGTTAGGGTCGTCATAACCCAGGGATTTTGCATATGGATCAAATAACTTATACGTAGAGGCCTGGATAGCTACGCGTGGAATACCTCTATAATGGAATATTTCTGCAGCTCCTTCATGTGTGTGCGCAAGCATTACTATGTCAGCATCACCATATTTACCGTTCTTTAACAGTGTTTTTGCTGATGCCGTTAAATGTACAGAGGATCTACCTCTATAGCTATGCCTTGCGGAAATTACATATGACTGCTTTCCTAAAGATATCTCACATCTAATTTCCTCTCCACCATAAAAAATATTAAGGTCTGACCACATCTTGTTAGACCAGTCAATGCCGGTAGCGTTCTTAAGTCTCTGTGTCACATGGTTGTCTTTAGTAACAAATAATACCTTTTTAGCCGGCTCTTTTAATACACTCAACGCGTACTGTAACATATATAACTGGTCTTTCGGGCTAGTAACGGCATTAATAATTGCTCCAAGGTGTTTGTCACCGTTAATAAAGTTATCTATTGCGTCTCCTAAAAATGCTACGTATAAATCAGGTGTATTTGCCACTAACTGAAGATCTGACATAAGCCTATCGTAATCTACACCCTCGTGTCCGATATGGAAATCTGCAAGGGATACAATACCGATCCATTTAGATTTAAAGTTAAACTTACAGTTAGAATCTGCAACCCAGCTGCTTTTATATTCTTTATGTCTATTCGCCATATGTGTATATAGTTCTTTACCAATTTTAGCTGCGCCTGTCTTATCCTGCAGGATTCTTTCGAATTCACCGATCTGTTCACGTATTGGATCTGGTGTACCGCTTAATGGTGCCAGTTCTGCCTCGTATTTATAGAGATTGTTTAGTACATTATTAATTTCCTTTACTGAAATCTTTAACACCTCAGAGATCGTACCTGGTGTGTTGCCTACATCAGACATAACCTTGATTGTACGAATTTCCGCTGCGGACAACTTCTTGTTGGTGTTCTTTTTAGCCATTTACATTGGCCTCCTGTTTAATTTCTGGATGTATAGTCTGTATGTTGTTAAAAAAATACTGTATCTGACTGCTAGAACAATTAAAAATCTTAGCTATAACTGTCCATTTAACTTTCTTCTCCCGTAAGGCTTTTATAGCATAATACGCCGGTAACTCTAGCGTACTAGAAAATGCTGGCTTTACCTTAAGTCCCAGCTGATCCAGATAATAGTATACGGATCTTGCTGTTTGTCCGATTGCTCTTGCTATATCTGGGGCAGCAACTCCCTGCTCATACATTTTCTTAACTATCTCTTTTGTAGTATTCGCGCGATGCTTAGTTATAGGAGTAAGTCTCTTAAATGTATTACGTTCACGTAAACAATTCTGGACCATTTGTCTATATGTTCCGAGTTTTGCTGCGATTTCACAGACAGACATCTTGGGGTTATCTTCACTACCCCGCAATCTCAGGCATTCTTTCTGGAACTTCGCATTAAATACCCGGGACTTAGCATACTTATATCCAAGTAAACTGGATATACCAGCATCCCCAAATTTCTTATAGAATTTTTCATATGTGGGTTTTTTACTCTTTACATATTCCCGACATTTTTCTGCTAATTCTAACGATACTAATTTATGTTTATATAACTGCATAAACAATGTTTGTTTGTGCGTATGTAACTCTGACGCTATATGTGCCCATGAGGCATCATTTACCAGTAAAACCAATAACTTGTTTAAATCTTTTGGGTTCACGCGCCGATCCTCCAATAAGTTATTTATTAAACGCATTATAAAACTTAGCTACGGGTGTCATGAATTCTTTTAAGTATAGTGCAAGATCATCTGTACTTAAATCCGTTACTTTTCTCCCGGTGCCTTGTAGCTTGCCGCGAACGAATTTTGCAAATTCCGGACTAGTAGACAATCTATATGCCGTAGACTGGTAAAAACTAGGTGACTGTTTTAGTGTACTGGGTATATTCTGTGTGTCCTCAGTAACAGCTTCTGCTTTCTTTATAAGTTTATTTAACATAGGCACACCTTACACATACACTACAGTTAATTTTATAGTTACTGTGAAATTTGTAGTGGAATTATCTCTATCTGGATTAATTGCATAGATTTTCTGTATAGAACCGGAACCGGCGGGTCCAGAAACTACCATAAGCCTATCCACTCTGAATTCCGGACTAACAGTTGTGTCTATTGCGCCATCTATATCCCTGGTCGGGGCAACACCAAACCACAGATATATAGGGTGATCTACCTGTATTACTAAGTATTTAGCCTTAATTAACGCCCCCTCAGATGAAAGGTCTAATAGGGTCGTTTCTGTGTCCAAATCCCAGGTAGGTGCAGTGGTTGAGTCTCCAGGAGCTATCTTTTTTACCTTTGTAAAATACGTATCCCCTGAATTATCAGTAAAATTTACAACCTCGTCAATTATCGGGTCTGACGCTGCGTCATCTGTGAGTGTGAATGAAAACTTGTTGTTTACTACGGCCATGTTATTTCCTCCTATGTATATTATACCGGATTTTATGCACCCGGTGCTGAAAAATCTGCTGCTCCGCCGGCTGGCGCGGTAGGTGTGTCTCCACCCATACTGTCTGGGGATCCCAAATCTCCAGCTCCTCCCATGTCTCCTATGCCGGGAAGTGCTCCTCCGCCGCCCATATCTCCACCTAATGCTCCACCACCACCAAGTCCTGGAAGACCACCACCCATACCATCATCTTCCCCTTCCCCTTTAGCGTCTTTTTTTGCTTTATTCTTTAGGGCAATACGGGCGTTCTTTTCCGTCTGTAGTAACTGCTGTTCTTCATCATAGTCAAATCCTATTTCAGTTACCAGGGTTCTATCAGCTATAAGCTTTTTATCTCCATCTGCCTGGTTAAGTTCTTTAACTAAGGATCTCCACTGCTCATCTTTATTGAAGTCCATACGAGACCAACGGATCTGAGGTACTGCGTATTCTCCGTCTTTGGTCTTAAATCCGTGTGCTATTGATATAGGTAAAAATACCTTTGTAATAAGCCACTGTTCTAATGTATTCCTGAAGTGTATGTACCTTTTCTGTAGTATATCATAACCAACCTGGGCGTTACTGTAGGCTAAACCATCACCATGCGTCATTGCTACAGATGCGAATAGTCCGGTTAGGACATTCTTCTCTATAAGTTCCAGGTACTTCGTTACATCTACGATTTGCCCGGTAGCACCTTTATATTCCATGTCAAAAGCCTCATGTGTAACTAGGGTAAAGTTTGGATCATTCTGAGCTTCTTCTATTATCCCCTGCCACATAGCTAGTTCATTGGCGTCCGGATAGTAGTCTTTATCCTTACTTCCGACTCTTGCTATTTTTAACGGTGTAATGTGGTTCTGTGCCATGACAAATAATACTTCTCTGAAAGCATCACGTAACATAAGTTCTTTCCACACACGCTGAATAATAGATGTGCCTCTAAGATCATGTGGTAAAGATTGACGTACTATTTGGGATATATTCCTAGAATTTAATGGTATATTTTCTCCACGTAATACAAATTCCAGTACCTGTTTCGGTAGCTGGCTACGAAGTACGGCGTCCGTTGGATGTGTAGAAGTAGCTAATCGTTTTAACTCTGCATCTGGTATAAGTGTTATAAGCGGTACATCTGTGAAGGGTGAGCGCTTTACTTCAATAAGGTCTGGATTAAATATGGTAGCACGCCCCCACATACCGGAATTCTTATCCCACTCAAGAAAGGGGTAGGACTCTCCAAATACCCAGAATTCACGTCCTACACCTAATACGATATTTGCTAAGTTAATTCTATCCGCTGCTTCTCTAAATACTTGCTCAACTGCTTTATCTTTAGATATTAAATTAAATCCACCTAATGGGTAGTACGTATGTAAGTCAATAATATTGCCTACCCAATAATCTGTTTCATAATAATGCCTATTATATGCATTCATCGTCTTTCTGTCTTTCGGAAGCATCAAATTAGATTCTTGGTAAAGTGGAGAAAATGGTTTCATGGCCATACGAGAAACATTGCCTGATCCCAGCATCGCCATTGGAGACTGTCCTCCAGAAGACCAAGCGGCAGTTTTATTCAAAGAGTTACGCTGTAGCTCTTGAGTTTTTACTATTCTCTGGAACCTGGATGGTCCACTATTTCCTCGTATGTACATACTTAATCACCTCTGTGTTGCGCACGGGGTATAGACTGTTTAAAGTTCATATACTCTTGCGCAGAATAGCCACTACCCGCAATTACTGGAAGTGGTGGCCGCTTATTTGGTAATGATAAGAGTGCCATATCTGAATTACCTAAGGCATTTTTATCATGTAATGCTGCTAATCTAAAGAAATTTATAGAGTGTACAGCATCTACTCGCCTACTGTAGCCGGAAACCTTTATAAATTTTCTATATACGTGGTTTCCGGACTCTATAAGAACTATGTCGTGATTTAAAAAATGCTCTATAGAAAAATACGTGTGTTGATTTTTTGGTATACGTATTAGTTCTCTCTGCATCGCACCGTATAGTTCCTCTAATGAGAAATCTCTATTTACCTTTAAAAGACTCTTTTCCGGTACAGACTCCATTAACTGATTGGAGTTACCGGTAGTATATTTACACCGCATAAACCTATTTGGCATAGCAGCTTCTATGTGATTATTCTGTATTTTTCCATATCCGGAGTCCGCAACTAGCAATTTAACGCGACGTTTTCTCATTAAGTCTATGATATGGTCTGCTTTTGCAATTTCGTCCTTTTCTCCAATAATTTCCATGTAATTTACCTGTAAAATACCTGAGGATGTAAAGAATCCGTCTGTGTATACCGTAAAGGAATTCTCTGGGTCCCCATCAATTGCACTCCAACCACCCCAGTCAACTCCTGCGTAAGTATCTGTATGTACCGGTACTATAATATTATATGGAAAATTGTCTTTATACGCCTTTAATATGTGTTCTTTACTAGGTTTCTGTATTTCACCGTCGTAAAATTCACCTAAGATTTCATTTTTTATATAGCGTTCAACATTACCTAATTCTGCGGTCTTACGGTCTATTTTAGCCTGTATATCTTCAAAAGTTATATATGGTACGTATAGCTGAGATAAGTGAAAACCGTAAAAGGGTGCCTTCTCATCCCCGGTAGGTATCCATTTTCCTGTGGGAATTAGGTTGCGCTTATCTTCCTTCCCTTGACATTTTGGACACTTAATAACGTGCTCTTTAACCATTGTATCTAATGTTAACGGGAACCAGTGCTTGCATGTCGCGCATTGCAGATGAAACCTGTGTTGTGTAGAAGTATCCCATCTCTTAGAGAAATGTGTATTAGTGTATTTTGGGGTACCAAACGCTAAATCTATCTTATATTTTGCGTGAGTTAAACACTCATCTACAACTTCTTCCGCATGTGAGTCCCAATCCTGGTATTCATCCTTTACTAGCATTTCTGCAGAGATACCACGAATGTTATCCCCAGTCTCCGTTACACCTTCCATGTATAAGGTTGAGCCATTAGAGAATTTCTTTACATTCATAGTCCACGTACCTTCATCTAATGGGCGTAGGACGTCTTTGTTAATCCTATACCTATACAATGGACCCCATTTATCGTTAGCAACGTTTTTAGCTAGCTTTAACTGTGGTAGACCGTATAAAATGGGAAAGTGTGCATAACTTTCTAAAAAGTATGCTACTAAGTTTGTCGCTGTGGTAGTCATCTCAACCTGACGACCTTTTAAAATGAGCATGGGCTTCCGGTACTTCGGGTTTGGAAGCTTAAAAGCTATTGTATAATACAAACCGCGCAAATAGTGGCGTGTATTTTCCAGATCATTATCCCTTATAATAGTAAAGGGCAACCCTTTGTGTGTGAAGTTGCTCTCTATATAAGAAATAGGATCTAATATGCTACGCATTACTTCTTCTCAGATATGCCAGAATCCTGTTTTGCTTTTTTCTTGAGATACAGTATCTCATCCAATGAGAGGCCAAATTTCTGTGAAAGATGGTCTACAGCGGCGGTGATACTAGTAAATCTATATGGGTCCTCATAGGCCTCGTCATATAGAGCATCAAGAAATGCCTGGCGCTTTATTACATTCGGTGCTTTCGCTACTTTAGTAAACCTGGTCTTAAGACGTTTCATTTCCATATACTTACTCCTTATTTTCTGGTATCCCCATCCGGATCTCCGCCGGTAGGTCTTCCTATATTTAGATCAAATAAAACTTTTCTATACTTATCATTTTTAAATTTCTTAGGTTCACTGTGTGTGGGCCTAGTAACAAACTCATTACTTAGCTGTTTCGTATCCGGGTTATAATCATTTACATTATGTGTTCTGGGGTCTTTATCCGGATTCTCATAACTAAAATTACCCAGTGGTGAAAGGGCGTTTTCAACTACAGGCGGTCGATTAGACTGATCTGTAGTAATGGCCGGCCTATTTGCTTTTTTAGAGTGGTATTTCTCTGTCCGCTGCCAGTCATTTAGATATAAAGAAAATATGTATTTATATATAGCTTCGCGAGACATTGTACTTGCTTTTGCTAAGATCTTTAAACCACTTTGCACAGACGTAGTTTTAATGACTAAGTCCTCGACAAGAGCTAATAAGTCTTCTTTTCCCATATCATCAAAAGACTTAGTACGATTATATTCTTCTACAACTTCAGATACAGTATGAAAGTTAGCTGATAACTTAATGCTTGCAGCCACAGTTTTTAACTCTTTCATACACCCACTTTGAACTTTACGCAAAAAGTACTTAGCTTCACTATTGGTAAGTGGTCTTCCTACTAAGTATTCAGCTTTTTTTAGTATTAGAGATTGTGCAGTCAGCATTTAATCTCCTGAGATAACGTTTTCATTTGGTATACCGGCGCCCAAGCTAGAATTACCTTGGCCTTGTAATGCCGGGTCCATAGCCTTATCATCTTTTACATTCATAGCATTTGTGTAATCCGTAGATGGATTATCCTTAAATGTCTCTTTATTATACTTACTCAAAAGAGACTTCATCTGTAAATTTAACGGCTTTAAACTCTTAGGCTCCGACATCGTCTGTAGCCTCTGTTACAAGTGTACCGTTCTCTAAATATACCTTATATGTTTTACCGTCAGCAACGTCCCGTAATAGTATAAATGGATAGGATACTTTCACGCCATCATTAACTCTTCGATCTGCATTTGTCTTAAGTGCTTCAGAATTTAAAGTTCCGGTCGGAAAGTCTAAAAGTAACTTACTCTCTTCAATATTCGCGCCAGAAAAGATATTAGCGTTCTTAATCGTATTATCTTGTATCTGTTTACCACGTATTCTAAATTTCCACATATATTACTCCTTATTATTTAATGTATAAACAGTATAGGGTGTCTGGTACTTCCGGGATATCCGGGTCTGTTCCCGTTATATTAAGCAATTGTATAGTTGCCCCAGACCAAATAAAATCTACATTCGGTACCAAAGGTAAACCGTTATAAAAAACTAATGATCCGTCTGTATTCGTCGGTACTTCTGGTAAAGTAAAGGCTGTCTGGCTACCGTTTATCTGACTAGTAAGGTCATAATACGTATGTGTGTGGCCTTGGCCCAATTCTGTGACTGTTATGCGCTCATCTAAACTACTTGCAGTACCTAAAATACTAGTGCCTAATGTGGCTTCGATGGCGACAATCGCATCGATCATACCTTGTATAGGTAAATCTCCAATAAAGGTACCTGCTGTCTTATATGACATAGAAACTGTTTGTGCTACGTTATTTGGTCCAAATATAATTTGCTTAGTTCCTAAGATAGGTCTAAAATACCCTGTCGGAGGAACGTCTAGCGTAGTTACTGTAAATCCGGGAACTGCAACATCACTTAATATGGGATATAACACGCTTACTGAAACCGTACCAGTAGCAACAGGTATAGTAATAGATTCAGTTAGTGTATCACCCTTCTTTTTTACAGCTATAAACGTGTCTAAACTTGTAGGAAATGATGACATATTGCCTCCATATATAGATTATACCGTATTTTTTAGAAAAATCTAGTTAAATTATGGTCGACGTCGGACCGTATAATATACATTAGTATTATTCTCAATAGCAGAACAATCGTATTGTGAATTATCATGTTTATTGAGGATCTTTATTATAAAGTACCCGTCTCCTTCTTCAACAGCCATAAACGTTCCAGGACGAACATTATCTCTAGTACACTTAACACCCCAGGATCCAGTAGGAAAGTATGTAGCCCAGTCCTCATCGATATATACAGTAACTTGTCCGTCTGATGTCGCGACTGTTACCATTCCGGTATCAGTATTTTTATCAGAAAAGTGGTGATTCTGTTCCGGTGTAGTTGTAACAGTTACTGTTATCGTTGTAGTAGGCGTACGCGTGGGGGTAATCGTCTTGGTTATAGTAGACGTATTTCTGACAGTTCTGGTTATAGTGATAGTTTTAGTGACGGTGTGTGTCAGTGTTACCGTTGGAGTTACTGTTACAGTAGATGTAGGAAAAACTATATTTAATATAATTGGAACATTTATATCAGTCCAAGGTCCAGCAGTATCTGTATAGGGATCTTGTATAGCTGCAGTATATGTAATATATCCGGGGGTAGTGAATACCATTGGCGTTGGGTAAGGAAGTACCCATATTTCAGAGGCATCTGTTATCTCTGCCATATTTACAACACCCCAATGTGCTGCATGATAGCCGTTCCAAAAAAATCTGTTAAACGCCCTGTAACCGGATATACGCGCACCAAATATAGCCTCTTGTGTCCCTACGCCCAATTCTTCCCATGCTGGGGCATTGGCTGTAGAGGATAACATCATACCAAAATTATGGGCGCTGGCGGAAGTATTGGGAAACTTATATACGAATTGCGGACATACAGTTTCTCCCAGCATTATCTCAATCGGAGAAGTTACAGGTAATGGCGTTGTGATAGGCGTGAGATTTAAACTATAATTAAAATATACTATCGGTGTAGTTGTATAGGTAAACTCCGGCGTGTTTTCCGGCGTGTGTGTATAGGTAGGTGTTGGCATACTGAATGTAATCTCTTTATACGCGCGCTGTGCATAGGTATCATCTAAGTTATAAGTAAAT